AAGTGAATTTAACTAATTAAATTCTATACTTGTGTTACCGTTACTATCACTGACGGAATTGCGGGTCTAGTTGGGTTAATTTGAGTCCCATCATAAGCAAACCCTAATCTAACATCACTAACTCTAAATTTTAACTCCATATAGTCACCAGCATTTAATGGTTCTACAAAGTTCCATGCCGCAACACTTCTACCATTATTAGAATTACCTACAACTTGTGTATTTGAATTTGCAACATTATTTCCATTTATTGCTAACCATATATCCATAGTTTGAACACTTCCTCCACCCGTTGACTCTATTTGACAAGAAAATTGTAGATTGTATGTTCCCGCACTTGCAACAACAAATCGTGTATCCGCAGAAACAATAACACCATTTCCTGATGTTTGTGTTGCGGCACTCATTGAATATGCGGTTGTAGTACTTGTTACATATTGACTAACAGTAGAAACAAAGGCCCCCCATGCGGAACCACCACTCGTTCCTGAACTTCCATCAGTACCAGATATTCCACTTGACCCACTTGTACCATCGTTCCCATTAATACCACTAGACCCTGAAGATCCTGATGTTCCGTCATTACCATTAATACCGCTTGATCCGCTAGTTCCATCATTGCCTGAAATACCGCTAGATCCTGATGTACCATCGTTTCCATTGATTCCTGAAGATCCGCTAGTTCCATCATTACCTGAAATACCGCTAGATCCTGATGTTCCGTTTAATCCGTTAATTCCGCTAGATCCTGAAGTTCCATCATTACCATTTATACCTGAAGAACCACTAGTCCCATCATTACCTGAAATACCGCTAGATCCTGAAGTTCCATCATTACCTGAACTTCCACTAATTCCAGATGAGCCTGAAGTTCCGTCATTTCCACTAATACCTGAAGATCCGCTAGTACCGTCATTACCTGAAATACCACTAGATCCTGATGTTCCACTAGTACCTGTTGTACCTGATATTACTTGCGCAACTTGTTGAATTGTAGCTTTAAATGAAGATCCCGCAGGATTTTGTGATGTATCACCTGTGATTACAATGTGAATTAAATCGTTCAAAGAAACACCTGTTGCTAATATTTGGTCCGTTAGTAATGCCATATCGTATAATAAATATTTTGGTTACTGGAAATTGAACTGTACACCATCCATAAAGAAGAAATATTCCAAATTTTGGAATTGTTTTGGTGCACCCTCAAGGGTACAATAGATCGTCTCAGTTATCGTACAACCTAAAGAATCAGTAAGTGTTAATTGTAACACAGGTGCAGAATTAAATTGTGATGGTAAATAAAATGTCACAGGGAAAGTAGTTCCACTACCAACATATGAACAGTTGTTACCAAAAAAATCACATGCAGTTCCACTAAACGGAGGTGTTATAGTTGTTGCTGTATATATAGTAACATAATTCATATTCTAAAAATCACATTTATAGTGGTGGTGCCGAAACAGTAAGTACTGGTGAATTAATTTTCATTTTGAATGTCACCCCAGGTCCTCCTCCGTAACTAAAATTATGAGTATAATAATCACCTCCTGCTCCTGTACAAGGATCACCAAAGACTGATAAAGATCCTCTACTTTGGTAAATTAAAGTAGAATCATCGGTTCTTAATTGTATGTACACAAAAGGTGAACCTAAAGATAACGGAATAAAACCAACAAAAATTGATGAATTACACTGAGGAGCCAAAGTTACTGAACCTAATTGTGTCCATGTTAATCCTAAAGGATAAGGTTGAGTTCCATCGAAAGAAACTGTCGATGCATACCACACTGTACCTGATGTTGGTGGTAAACTACTATCTACCGCGATTTGTAAAGTAATAAATTCAGTAGGTACCAAAGTCGGCGTTACACTTGGTGTTACAGTATTAGTTGGGGTATTTGTAGGAGTTTCAGTAACTGTAGGTGTTGGTGTATTGGTTGGAGTTTCAGTAGGTGTTGGTGTTTCTGTATTAGTTGGTGTTAAAGTTGGGCTTACTATTGGTGTTTGTGAATTTGTTGGTGTAAAAGTATTTGTTGGAGTAAATGTAGGGGTTGTTGTTGGTGTTTGAGTATTAGTAGTTGTTACAGTAGGTGTTTGAGTATTTGTTGGTGTTACAGTAGGTGTTTTGGTAACACTTGGTGTAACATTTGGTGTAAGACTAATTGTTGGTGTAACTGTTGGTGTGACAGATGGTGTAGGTGGTGGACAATAAACACAAGATATATCATAGTCAATTACAAGATTAACAATAACTTGACTATCTTGTAATGGGTTGATTGGTTCAACAATACAATTTTTTGGAATGTCTTCACATGTTGTATAAATTTGTATTCTGTTATTTGTAATGTCTACAGTAGTTCCGCTTATACCATAAAAAGAATCTAATGTATCCGTAATTGTTTGAGCCCAAAGTGTATCACTTGGGTAATCTGTCGCCCCTGATGATGTATAAAACTCAGTTTGTGCTGATTGTGATCCTACTTGAGCGTAAATATAAAATATCGCATCATTAATAATACAATTTGTATTTCCACTTGCTAAATCACTGAAACCTTCAAGATACATTGACCTAACATTTCTTTTAGTTATTAGACCACTATTTTGAAATTCGTCGTCGCAAATATTAAAGTATCTGTAGTTAGTATATTTTTTTGTACCTGTAAGTGTTGTAAACTTTGTATATGAACAATTGTCAGCGTCTGTTACTGTTAATGAATATGTCCCTGCCGTTAAACCTGTAACCGTACTTCCTGTTTGAGACCCTGCAGTTCCTCCTGACCAAGCGTATGTAAATGGTGGTTCACCATTTGTAATATAAGCTGTTATTGTTCCATCATTTCCAACAATAGGTTGTGATGTTAATAAATTAAAATATACATTTGAACTTATGTCAATATTAATTGGGTAAGATTGTACACAAGCCGGTAAACTAGAATCTTGTACGGTCAATATATAATTACCCCCTTGTAGATTAGTGAAAGTACTTAAGAAGGTTGTAACCGATGTTGGGTTAGGTCCAACAGGACCATTTAGTGTATAAACATATGGTAATGTTCCACCTGTTGATGTTGTTACATGTAATGTTCCATTTTTTAAACCACAAGTCGTACCTGTTGTAGAAGCGGTTACAGTAAACAAATCAACAGAATCTATCGTTGTGATTGCAGTGTAAGTACATCCTACGGAAGTTACTGTTACTAAATAATCACCATTGGGTAATCCCACGAATGTTTGTGTTGGTGACCCTATTGTTCCAACTTGTTGCGTACCTGAAGTTCCCGAAATTCCGATCAAAAGGTTTGGATTGTTAATGACCCCTCCGTCAACTATTACTTGTATTGTACCATCATTTGATGAACAATATGATGGTGTTGTATTTACCTGTACTGTGGTGAATGAGTTTGGTGTACCTATAGAAATCGAATCAAATATTGTACAAAGTCCCGCATCTGTTGCTGAGAAGTTATAACTTCCTGAAGATAGACCCGAAAAGACCGCAGATTGACTAAAGGTAATTTCTACTTGACCTGTAGATGCGCTAAAATAATAAGGAGCAGTTCCGCCAGTTATTATGAACTCCACTTCACCATCACTTCCAAAACACGATGGTTGAGTTATTACTATGAAACCAGCAGAACCAATAGGGTCTACCGATGTTATTGTAAAAGATTCGTCCGCCTGACAACCATTTGGATCTGTAATTTCAACATTGTAAGAACCTGAAGTTAAACCTGTTATAGTAGTACCCGTTTGACCATTAACATTTGTCAACCAATTTATTGTATATGCAGAAACAGGTAAGGTAAGACCCGTTAAAAATATTTTACCACTTGGTCCACCAATACAACTTCCATCGTCAACAACATAAGCACCAAAGGTGAAAGCGTTTGATGGATTAATTACCACTGATGCTGTGATACCAGTACAACCACCACCATCGTTTGCAACTATATAGTAAGTTCCCGCCGATAGTCCTTGGAATTCGTAATAATTATTTGGGGTATCTGCAGACACAATAAAATTGTCATTTCCGTCAAATAACTCAAACTCAGCCTGACCATATACTCCACTTGTAAATCCTGTAACAGAACCATTACTAAGACCACAATCGGTATCTGTTGAATCTATCGTGGCCGTAGTTCCTGATGATATATAAACACTTTGGATGTAACTATTAGAGGCCCCATCTTTAATTTCTAAAAAATATGTGTCCGCTGACAGTCCATAATATGAAAAGATATATGGTGGTCCTGAAACAATTGTTGGTGGAATAACACAAGATGTGTTTAGACAACTTACAACAAAACCTGGTGTTCCTGTTGTTATTTCAAAATACACAGATCCTGACATTGTATTACTACAATCACCAGTCACATTATAATTAGACAAAACGATACTCATTATTGATTACAGTATATTTCGAAGTTTATTCCAACATTGATTTGAAGATCATCAAAATTTGGTAGACAGTTATTATTAAATATAATTATTTCGTCTGTACTATCGTCTATATTATAACCATAACCAGATGTTTGTAAACTTTGGAATGTGTCAGTTAATGCCGTTAACCACTGTTGTGGTGTAGGGTATTGACCTGTACCAATTCCTTGATAAAACAAGTCATCGGCGATTACATTTCCGTTTACTCGAATATCAACATACCAACTACTAACAGTACTATTCAACTGACAACTATTAATGTTTACTCCTTGAGATATAAAGAAATCATTCATGGTTGTATTTAAAAGAGTTCCAAAATTTGTAATGTTAGGATCTGTATTCCAAGGATAAATCGCACAAGTAACTTGTTGTACAGGACAATCAAGTACATAAAGTTGAGTTGTTAAACTACAAGGCTTACAAGGAATCGGAATAAACTTACAACCTTCTTGTCTTCTCCATACAAACTTTTGTCTGTGGAAAATAGAGTTTTCTAACTTTACACCTGTGTTCCATATCGTTGTTGCGGGTACCATTTGTTCAACCATTCTAATCCAATAGTCTCCCATACCATTAACAAAATCTATCATTGTTTGATATGTGAAATTATTGTTTGGTATTCCGGCATTAGTCAAAGATTCTAAGTAGCTCCAATATATTGATTGTAGAGTTGGGTAACCACCAGTTTTACCATCGGTTATAAATTGACGGTTTCTTGTGTTAATCATGTTTCTCCAAAATGTCTGAGCAAATTCAAAGAAAGTTTTTGTTTTTGGTTTCGGTATTATAGTTGTCCAATCAACTCCACCCAATTTAGGGTATGGATTTGGTATGTTACAAGGTGACGGTGGTGTATAGAATAAACCTTGTTCAGGTATTGGGTAGTTAGTGTCTCGAGACATTGACCAAACATCATAGGCTAAACCTTGTGCCGGATTCATCATAATGTCAACATTTTTAACATTCAATACTAAACATTCCTCCCCAACCGTATAATAAGCGTTAAAGTTTCCTTCAAAACTACTTCTTAAGAATGGTGTTGTGTCTACCCAACTTTTTTTGTTTTCCGCAACTTTTCTCAATTTGAATCCTAAATCCATGTATGGGAAGTATCTGTATCTGTACAAATATTCCTCACCATAATTGAATGGTAATAATTGAGTTTGGTAGTTAGGATTGTTTCCTGTGAAAACTTGATTTGTTGGTACCGCAAACTCAGGCATTCTATGTTGTGGTGTAGATTCGAACCATCCACCACCTATTTGGAAGAAATAACTTTCCGTCGGTATTGGCATTTTTGGACATCCAAAATCATCAACAGGAAAATCGTTTCTTGTTGCTAATACTGTCAAGTTTGTTGATGAGGTTGTAAACCCTGTGTACTGTATACCTTGTATTGAGAACACATTATTTGTCTGAAGTATTGGTATTTGTTGTAATACAACTCCTGTACTAATTTCAGCAAACTGTTGGTCAAATTCAGACATGTTAATTCTTTGGTCTGCAACATAAACATACTCATTAAAATCAATCAATGCTTCAGGCGCCCCTGCCATTCTTAACAAACACTCAATAGATTTTCTCGTACCTTTTGATTTGAAAAGGTAAGCGGAATTTAAAATTAAGTTTCTATAAAACTGATAGTTAATTTCTTCAGGTGTTGGTCCTAATTGTAAACCTGGAAAAGTATTTGGTTGTGTTGTGAAAACCGCCTGTAAAAGTTCTTCTTGAGATATCGGAGAAAAGTTTGTAACCCACCCTAATGTTTGAGCTAAATTTTTTAGAAGTTGTGATGGTATGTCATTTTTTGGTGTATAGTGAATACTGTTAATATTACCTAACGCACCTATAAAAGCTTTGGTTTCATCAAAACTTCTTCCGTATAGTTGGATTAGTTTTTCAAATCTTTGGTCGGGTGTATCAAATTCTTTTAATGCTCCAGTAGTTAAGAATCTTGATATAATGTTAGTACTATAACCATCTAAGTTAACCGCAAAATCATTTATCTGTGTTAAGTAATTATCAAACGATACTGAACTAATATCTAAGTTCCAAAGACCAGCTCTTGGCCAAGTCACTAATTCTGTTGTTAAAATATATGAACCATCCTCTTGTTCTCTTGGGACTGTAAACTGTGCAGTATAAGCAGGAGTAATTTGTCTATTTAAGAGAAATTGTTCAACAGGATCAAAGTCTAAATTAAAAACTTTGTTACTTTCAAAATCATTTGGTCTAATAACCAAATAATCAGATGATGATGCGGCCCCACTAAAAGGATTACCATCAACTATTAGTTTCAATGTTGTTGAGGAACTATTAGTTGGGAATAAATAATTGACAGGATATTGAGATCCATTCAGATACAGAACATACTTTTTGTAAAACAACTTCATGTTTCTTAAAGGAGAAACTTGCATTTCATTAAACAACATGTTTGTCTCGGCACTATCAGAATAATCTAATTCGAATGGGTTTTGTATTGATTCAAGATATATCTCAAAAGTTGTGTCATTTTCTACCGAATCGTATTGTATATTGATTGCGGTTTCTTGTGTTATAAATTTTGGCGTTTTAGAGTTAACTTCTAATCCGCCAGGAAAATAGTTGATAATTTTTGTTATAGAGACAGACAATCTTTTAACCAAAGATCCATACTGTGTAAAGTTTGTAACTTGAGATAAATCATAATTAGGATAAACTCTATAATTGTTTGCAAGTATATCAGCAGCTTCAGCATTTGTTTCAATATTGATACTTTCAAGATTGATCGGTTCGGAAAAACTACCTATTGTAAAGGTTCTATTTTGTTTCTCACTAATACCTGTTGTGAACTCAAAATTCGCTTGCGTTAAACCTCCCCCCGTAACAAGCTGAACTCCAACTAAATTATTGGAGAAGCTGTTAGCAGCACTACTTTGAGGTGGGCAAGTAAATTTATTTGTCGCCATTAAACCGTTATGTTATTAAATGCTTTTGAGAAGTCGATATTTTCACCACGATCTTGTCTAACTTCATAAAGAAGAGTATTGAACTGATCTTTAATTTCGTACAAGTTGTATTGTTTGTAGATGTTGTTATTAGCATCGTAGATAGTGTAGATACCGTCTTCCATAGATTTAGTTTGGTTCCCATAAAGTGCAATTGCAAGAGTTGAGATATCTTGATCAACAATTTCAATTTCGGTTGTTATCGGATTGAAGTATGTATTTGTTATAATAATACTTTGATTTGGTTGTCCAATGTAAGGTGTTGCACTTGGTTTGTTCGTAGGTGATGATGAAGGTGACACTGTACAGAAAAGTAAGTTTGTTGCACCTTGTACATACCTATATCTAATTGATTTTTGAATTGTGTTTGTAAGGTTTTGAACTACTGGTTCACAATAGAAAGAAGATGTGATAATTCTAAAAAAGTTTGGTATTTTTGTCCCATCGGGATTTAAATACTCAACTCTAAAACCAACTAACCCTTGATTAACAAATTTGTTTTGGTACTCAACAGGAACATTATTCAAGTCAATAACAATACCCTTAACATTTGGTAGTGAAGATAAAACACCACAATCTGTTATTAATGTTCTTATCTCAGCAGGTCTAATCATCAAAGTATAGATCCCTAATTTAGTAAATTGATCAGCAGGAAGTTTCAAATTATAAAGACCCCCCAAAATTTCAACCGAACTACCTCCCGTTTCTTGGTTATTGAAGTAAGGTCTTAAAACATCTTGAGCATCAAGTGTTGTTAATGTAAAATTTTGAGTGTCGTCTCTTGACTCAGTATAGACCATTACTATCTGTACATCTTCGGGACTAACATCTGCCGGTCTTATCGTTCCGTAATTTCCTGTTGCCATATTATCTTATAATCTTTTTAATAAATATTTATGTAGACACTTTTTCAATAATAAAATATTTGTATCCGTATTTTCCTAAATCCCCCACATTATCAACCTCACCTAATCTCATAACATTCTCTAAAGGAGAATTTTTACCTCTTTCTATAAAAACATTTGTAACGACCTCAAGTTGGTCAATAACATTAATGAGTGCTTCATTTTTTGTTATAGCCGTCAATTCTATTTCACCAGGTACCAAACCATATGAATCAACAAAGTATATTGTAAAATCTTCATAATCATGATAAATCACACCATTAATAGTATAAGCCGTATATGTGTTAGTAACATCAGGACCATAATAAGTTCCAATAACACCTGTCTGTCCTGTGACTTGAATACCTAACTTATAGTTACCGTCATATAAGTTAGTCTTAGGTCCAAATTGCGTTAAATCATTAACGGTCGAATCTGTCAAACCTGTAACAGGAAAAGGAACTGAAGTATAATTGTAAGAGTAATAATCCGCAACATTTGTGTTTGAATCTCCCGTAAATATATAATCGTAACTTATTGGTGTTGACGACCAACTACCTCCCGCAGGTGTGAATGTTAAATTACCTAAAGGATTGTTTATTGTGACCGCACTATAAGGTGTGGTAATAGTTTTTTGTACTGTTGATATTCCCCAAGGTGAATTAGCGGTTAGTGTTATTGTATAAGTCGTATCTGCAGTTGGGTAAGTATGTGATATAGGTGTAATTCCTAATACCGCCTGTGTTGGCGTACCGTCACCCCAATTTAATGTGTATGTAACTAATTGCAAAAACTTAATAAACTCTAAATCAGATGTGTTATAAAACTTAAAGGTGTAAGGATTAATTGTGTCTGCGGTAACTATAAAATTATTTAATACATCCAACTGTACTATTAACCCATCAAAAGGTGTGTAGTAACCTAAATCAACTGTAGATTCAGTAATCATAATGTTAACAGATAATCCTGTTAAAAAAGATGTACCACCTGTGTTTCCACTCAACAAATAAGACATAGGTAAATAAACACCTGTTGTTCCTGTGGTTGTTGCACTTATCGTAGTTGCCGTTAAACAACACGGATCAATAATCGTAGTGACATCCGTTTCACCTGTATATGGAACAAATACTAAATCACTTTTAATGTTTTCGGGTGATATAACAAATTTATATTCTTGTAATTCCATTATGGGTTAACATATTCATACCAGATTATCGGTGTTGACAAATCACCAACTCTAAGATTGGTTGATGTTGAAAACACTTCGTAAGTTTTTTTATTATAATCTAAGTCTACTCTATAGTAGTTGTATTGTGAATGATCATAGTTGAATTTGTCAGGTGTGAGTTGATCTTGTTTTGTGTTTGTCATTTGTTTGAAAACTCCTGTGATTGCATCGAAAAACTTAGCAGTCATATAAAAAGTATTTATGTCGATAATATTTCTTTTTCTTAACCAATATATGTAATATCCTTCTTTATCATTACCTATCGAATCCAAAACCATGTTTGGTATTTTTATTTCAACAGGTGGTAATGTTGGTGATAGAAATGCGGGTTGTGTCAACCCTTGTTGTACCGGTAATATAATTGAAATGAATAACTGTTGTGTTGCGTCATCATCGGTATCATATAAGTCCAACTTAAAAAATGAGTTAGTAAATGATTTTGAGAAGTAATAAACATCTGTAACCGAAAATCCGTTATTTAGATAATTAACCGACCAGTTACCAATGGTGTTAGCCGTGATTGGTTGTGAATAATCATAGAAGTTAAACACATAATTTATCTCACTATCAATGTTTGGAAAAATGTTATGTGCAAATCTTATTATTTCAAAATCTTGTGGTGATCCAATAACTTCTCTAACCGCCTCAGCTTCATACACTTGAATACTGTCGTCTCTACCCATAAAATCCCATTGCATGTTAATCGGTATGTTAACAAACTTATCAATGTCATCTTTAACTATTTTAATTCGTGTAAAATCCATCTATTGAGTATTTGGGTTTGGGTTATTTGGGTTAGTTCCGATATCAAACAATATCTGACCTACATCACAACCATCAGTTGTAGGGTCAGTTATAACTGTTAAGTCGACAGGTACCTTACCTCCTTGATAAAGACCTAACTCATCAGGATTTGTTGGTGTAGCATAATCACTTGGTATGTTATAATTTTCAGGTGTTATTCTAAAAATTGTATCAATAAAAGGATAATGAGCATTATTCAAAAAAGGATAATCAACACCAACACCATCACCACTAATAAAACCATAAGGATAAAGATCTCTCCATCTAAAAGATGAATTTAATGTTGAATAGTAAGAATATTCAGGAAGATCCACGATGTTCTGATCGTTTGATTCTTCAATGTATTCTGAAAATTCTCTTATCCCGATTGGGTTGTGAGGTTGATAAAAATATCCAAACAAATTTGTTGTTGGTAAAGTTGAGAAATTCAAACTAAACCAATTATTGTTGTAAGTAATTTTGTGTTGATAAACTGAAAGTGTTCTCTCTATTTGTTCAAAATTATTCCATTCACAAAAATCCCCATCTATCGTATCACCTGAGGTCAATAAATCGTTATAGAAGAATGGTCCTTGATTTACCAAAGAAGTATATTGAGATTGATTGATTGTAGTATTTGAATCTAAATTATTTTGGTCCCACCATACCTGTGGTTTACCTTTATCTAAATAGGTATTGAATTCCCACCCTTGTTTTAATTTTTGTGTCCAACCAAAATAACCTCTCCATACTGTTGTAAAATATAATTTACTTATTGGTCTGTTTTGATTATCTAATAAATTTCTTAAATCGACATCACAATTGAATGATAAGGTATAGGATCTTGACCCTTCTTTAACAGAAGTTCTTTTAACCTGATTAGGAGTTAAAGGTTTGATCTCACATTTTGTTTTATCGTTATACACATTCTTTTCGTATCCTGCATTAACTAACACAGCACAATCTGAATCCGTAAGTAATCTATGTCTTCTAACATAATATGAACTAATAGTATCGGCCAAATTTGTCTTATCCAAAACTCTTTTGAATGTACCTTGATTTAGGGTTACAAAAGTTGTTCCTGTGTATCCAACATTTTGAATACCAAAGATATATTCCTCAGATCCTGAACCACCATCCCCTAAACTATCAACTTGGAAGATGGAGTTATTGTTATAGTTTATAGACAACAAAACAAATTGTCCAATACTAAGATTATGTTTTATAGGACACTTAAATGTAATCTGATTAGTAATAAGATCACTTCCCGCAACAATATAAAAAGGTATTCCATCTGATGCCACCCAACTCCAAGATATTTGAGTCTGTGGTTCAACGGCATACATTTGTTTGTTTGGGTTATTTGAGTAAGCATAACTTAAGTAGTGTGACCAATTGTAAGTTGTTGCACTAACTGATTTAAAATCTAAATGTCTTCCTGATCCTGCGGTATAACCTTGTACGCCAGCATCAGTTCTAATAAAATCAAACTCAGGGTATTGTGGGAGTCCATCCCAAGGTACTGTTTGATCTGTTGGTTGTGGTGGTACTGATGGTACATTTCCTGTTGGGTAATAAGAAATTGCGTTTTGTAGTGCGTTTGTATAATATAGGTTATCTCTATATGGTACATATGTTGTTGACCCACTTAAAGCGTTTTCAAATAAAATTGTAAACTTAGTAACAGGTCTAAAAATTGTAGATTGTTGTCTTTCTTCATCAAAAACCGCAAGTAAACTAAGATCTGTTGTACGATCAAATTCAACCAATTCTTTCATTGATTGTTTCAATGGTACATTAATAAACTGATCACTCAAAGGTGCCGATTTAAACCTCTGAGTTGATTCAATTATTCTTGTTGATGGATCTACATTCATATTATAACTCGTTTACAACATATAGTTTAAAGAATCTGTCGATCGCAGTCTTACCATTATTTAACCCAAAATAAAAATGATATGGTGCTCCAACTATTATTGAATTACTATAAATTTGAGTTGTGTTATTCTGTGAACTTGGGTCTCCTTGTAAGATGTTCGCTAAATTCATAATTGGAGTAGGAACCCCATTAACATAATTACTTATAAAACCATTTTGTGTTGTTGTGGTTCTATACTTTTCACCTCCTGTTGTAAAGTCTATGTCTTGATATTTTTTAGGGTAAAAACCTAATTGATTATTCTGAGGTGTTTGTATTGGGTATGTATCAGTAAACCAATTGTTATCCTCAGATCCAAAAATATTAGGAGTACCTGCGGAAACTGAAGGTTTTTTTATTGACCATCTATAAAACGGTACTTCTTGAGATTTAGGATAACCAAAGTCTTCTTCTATTAATGGGTTGAAGTTGTATGTTTCAATACCTGGGGACATGATCTTTCTATAATATGTTTCATCATCATCAACTTGGAAGAACAACCCCATGATAGGTCTTATTTCGTCCCCTGAAAGTGATGTTGTTCCATTATTGTTATCACCAAAATAAATATAATCGTTAGGGTTAGGTTGGGGTAAGTTATCTGTTATGAACGGTAAAACTTTCCATTCTGAATTTATAGATAACATTTGAGCCCAATCACCATCAATTCTATACCCACCTCTTGTACTATTAAAGAATTGTATTATACCCTTTCCTTCAGAACTATCTCCACCTGTAGATATAGGTATCATTCTTTGTCTTACACCTTCATTCAAGATTCTTGATAGGAATCCTAATTGGATTATATCTGAATTATCTTGATATGATGTTGTTTTAATTTGGTCAGCATAATATGATCCAAAACCATCTTCTCCTGAGGTACAACAAATTTGATTAATAAAATAATCTCTTGGTCCTAAATCGGTAATAGTTGTTGGGAACTGAATTTGTTTTTTGTTATAACCAAACCCAGGGAAATTAATACCAGCAGCATTTGGATTAGTTTGTGGCGAATCTTTACCAATAAATCTCTGAGTTGATTTATTCCATGGTGATGATCTATAGAAGAACACATTTGATATCTCATTGAACATGATCACATCTTCACAGTAATTGTATACTGGATTCGCAAAAGCATCAAATGTTGTTCTCTTATTGAAGTTGTACATGTAAAGAACTCCATTGATCCAATTGTTTTGGAATACCTGACCAAATACTCCTCTACATGCCGCAAAGTTCATTGTAAATCTTACTTTCCATTCTAAAAACAATCTAGCGTCAGCACCATATTCAACTAAATAAGTTTTGTTCAATAAACAATAACAACCATTAATCATTCGATTTTCAGGAATTGAGCATTGACCTGCAGGTACCACACCAACATTACTACCTGAACCTGAATAACATTCCAAAGGTACCATACCTTCACAACTTAATGTTTCTGTAAGTGCTTGTGTTGTTGGGTCATCATCTTGATTTTCACCCGTAAATAAATCACCTCCTGCCGTTATGAACGGATAAGATACGGGACCTTGTACGGTAAATACGGCAAAATTATCGTTTTGATGAAGACCAAAACCTGTCTGTGTTCCTGTGGCACCATTTTGTACTGTTGATGAGGTTGGTAACCTATCACTTCTCATTACAATGTTTACAGAACTACTAAAATTAACACCAGGTAAATTATATCTATAATAAGCCGGTGAATACAATGCCGTAAGATTACCTGCCGCGTTTATTCCGGTGTAGAATGTTGACCCCGTATTAAAGTATTCAAGGTTCTGACAGTCTTGGTCACAGGAAGGAGAGCTTGAATTGTTACCCGTATATAGTAACATAGTTTGTGTTGGGGATTGAGCATCAACCCATCTTATGTATGTACCACCAACCATATAAAATGATTGATTTGCAACAGGTAATTGTCTACCATTTGTGTTTGTTAATATTTGATTACTTGAATTTATATTAGTTTGCCACTGACCAGGGTATGGGTTATAGTTTGTTGATATAATATCATCAGTACTTAAATAATAGTAAGGATAATTAGAGGTGAAAGCAGTGTAATTTGATGGTGTTGGTGTAAATGTAAATGATGGGTAATATAAATTAGCTGTTGTGTTGTCTGCGGTATCATGACTTAATGGTTTATATCCTGTTCCTGATGTTGGTTGGATTGGTCTATTAAGATAATAACTTCCACTAACAATTGGTCCTTGTCCATAGGACTTTCCAAAAATCTTAGATAAATCGTATTCAATTGTTGGTTGTTTTGCGCTATGAGGATCAACTCCTCGAACAAAAATACAGATCTCAAGATTTTGATAATCAGTTATTCTTGTAACCACATTATTATAAACAAGATCTAAAACACCACATTGATTTACCCCAATGACAACATCATGTAATAAATACTGAGATGGAAAAAACCCTGTATTACCTGTATTTGATAACGCAATAAAATCATTGAAGGTAACTCCAGTTATAAGTTGGAAATATTCAATATCAGTTGGGTATTGTAAATATGATTGTTCAACATTGTTATTACCTTGAACACTAAATCCACTTACCGTAGGTGAAACTATAACTATATTAGGTGTTGGTGAGTAAAAGGAAGTTGGTGAATTAGGGTTAGCGTATGGTACTTGCACAGAAATTGTGTTACCTGTTGTTGTTACACCTGTTATTGCATTGTTTTGAAATTGATTGGTAGTAGCTCCTGTTAAGTTAGTTAATCTGTTTCCTGGTGAGGTAAAGTTTGGGTTAACATAATTTGGGTCTTGGAATGTAACCACATTTCCAACTCCTAATTGTGAAACCGCCCCTGTATTCATTAAAACAACGAGAACTTGATCTTCATAGTATGAAGACCCCAAAGATGGATTTACAGTTGTTTTAATTCTGTTAACACCAGTACCGTTTGGTGTAACTGTACTACTTTTAAAGTACTTATCTCGAGTATTAAACTCGTTTAGTTTTTGACTTAATGTTACACTTTTTGGAAATGCGAAACCTCTTTGATCTGCGGCAGCATTTAAAAGAAGTGGTGCTAATTTTTTACCTGTGAAAAGAAAAGGTTGTGGAGCCTTTAACAAGTACTGAGGATTTGGTATGTATTTATTAGACGATGTTGATGAAAGAACATCATACCCTGAAAATAATCTAAGAAAATCTAAAGATGCTCTAACGGCCAAATCCGCTGATAATGCTTGGTCACCAATCAAAGTTCCCAAACTATCACAAGGATGATACGGACCTTCGTTATCTTCATTAACACTCAAATTTGGGTGGTCAATATTATAAGATCCGGAATAGTTAACAGGTGCAATTAAAGTTTTAGGTATAGACAAAACTTCCGCTCCAAGTTGAGCGTTATTTGCTGCCCCCGCCGCTTCAATTTGTTGAGTGACAGAACTTTCATCGAAATCATCATCCATTTCAGCACTTTTACAATCACAATCACAACTTGTACAATCAGGATAAGAGATCATAGGTAAACCAATTCTTGGGAAACCTTTTATTCTTGCCGCGGCAACCACAGCCACGGCAGTAAATGCTATTGATAACCCTAATTTAAATGTTGCAACAATAACTTTGGCCGCTGCGGATAAAACTAATCTTACCGCCTCTAAAATACTTCCAACATTTACCACCGCACCCGCACCAAAACTTACCATGTCCAATGCCGTGTTAAAAGCCGCAATCGCTGTTTGGACCGAATCCACTAATGCAACTGCCGCTTCGTAAGTAAAATATATTCCAAGAACAATCAAAACATATTTCAATAACGGCCACATAAATGATATAAAGTGGGCTATGAATAGTAATGTTAGGATTGGAAAAGTCAGAATATTAATTAGTATATTGAAAACGAAAAATATGAAATCAAAGTTTCTAATAATGTCATTCACAGGAAATGTGTTAACAGTAGACTTACAGCTTCTGTTATCAATTTCTTTTATACCTAAATGTCTTGCTCTACCAATACCATTTTTATATCTATCCAAGAACATTCCTGTAGTATAAACTTTGTTGTATTTGAATTCATAGAAGCTATCTTCACAGTTAATAGCCTCTTGAGCATTTGCATAATCATCCCAATCGGTACTAAACGCATAAGATCTATAAACATCAAAGAGCGATTGAGGAACAAATTGGAATATGATATCTTGAGCTACTGTATTATCTAAAGGACTTGACACAAATTGTAGTGTATCTCCCGCATTAATTTGTATAGATTCAGGAGATCCAAAATATTGATCACCATTAATGTATATTGAATAACTTTCGACATTGTAAAATATCGGACTTATGTAACCACCAGCTGGCGGACTCACAGTCTGACCTGATATTAACCCTATAGGGATTTGTGGATAAGCGTAGTTTGTAATTTGTGTAGGATCAAAAGGATCGTTTCCTGAATTGGTCCAACCATATTCTTTAATGTTTGGAACTAAAAAGTCGGCTCTTAAAAAACTACCTTGTAATCCTTGTTGTGTTTGCCATCTAAATTTGAATCTGTATTTTCCTTTTGTAGGTACTCCTACTGCAGGATCCGCAGATAATACCTGTTGACCAAATTCATTTGTAGTAACATAATCCAAGTTCATTGGGACATTAACTAAGTAGGTTCCGTCTCCATCAATAACTTTACCTGCTTGTTCTATGTTCCATCTTTCAAGAATAGGTAAACCATTGATATCAGAAAAAATTGTTTGTCTAATTCCTTGTATTTCACCTTGACCTGCAATCAACTCACAAAGATTACCGGTATTGTTTTTTGGTTTACAACTTACTTTTAAAGCATCATCATCAGTTGTTGATATTATCGATCCCATGAATATTGCGGTAGGCTGTATATTGATATTAGCTTGTTTTGTTAAATCAAAGTCAACTCTTGTAATACCAATTTGACATAAATCCTCACTTCCCCAAAATGGTCTAACATTAACTGTATAGATAAGGTTTTTGATTTGTGGTAACTCTCTTAAGTTTGTGGATGACTTGAATCTTGCTCCATCAACTTGTGTTTCTGTTGCCAAACCTTGTTGTATCAAATCTTGTGGTGATAAAGAAAAACATCCAATATCCGATAAGTCAACATCCATTACAATAGTTTGTTCACCTGTCGGTACTCCAAAAATCATAAAGTCACCACTTTCGTTTGTTGTAACAGAAAATCTATAATACTTGTCATATACCTCAATATATGATTCATTCATTAATACATCCCCTTTGTTTGGGAATGACCCTGTGGATACATGTCCATCGTATGAAGGTAACTTAGGTAGTAGGTTATATCTGTAACCCTCTTCAGTTGTATCATTAATACTTCTAAATGGGTATAGTTCTGAAATAACGGGATCTAATTCGTCTGTATCAGTTAAAGGAATGAAAATTGATACTTTAGCATTTGGTAATCCAAACCCCCCATTTACAAATACACGACCCGTTACAACACCGTAATCGGCACAAAAACGAGTGTAAATATTATTAGCAAGAATCTTCAGAGACAATATCTCAAGTTGTTCCCAATCTTGTTCTAAATTTACATTTATGTATTTATCGACACCAACTTGTGTCCTTATTCTATATGATTTAGACATTAATTTTCCTTTTTTTGATAAATAGTTTATTTCCTATTTTCAATAAAAAATAGGTTTCTTTCAAAAAAAATAAATCACTAAGAGAAATTAACAGACTTAAGATTAAGAACTCTGATATTAATGTCCTTATTTGGGTATCTAACTTGGTAAATTTGAGTTGGTGTTGCAAATAAAGTATCTGCAACTGGTTGGATTTGTCTTGTTACAGGGTCTAAATATGTCATCGAAGTTTGAGTTGATGAGTATTGACCTCCAACTTGGTTGAAGAACAGAACATCTGAAACTGAAACGATACCGTTTTCAGATTGGATTAATCTTTTTAGTTCTGATATATTAACATTCTGACCTAAGTTCCTTACTAAAGGATTAAAGAAGTCTGTAACTATTTCTATTGTTTTTGCAATTATCGCACCTTGGTTCTGACTATTGTCTAACACCACATCTACAGTTACCGCTAAGTCTATAGTTTCGGCCGCCTCAATAGATATATAATCATTAATCATTCTAAAATTAGAAAGGTAGTTCGCAACATTTTGTTTTAATGTATTTGATACAACATTTGTTAATACACCACTTGAATCATAAGACAACATTTTAATTCTAATTTTGTTGTTTTCTTCAGTTATAGCTACCTTAGCAGGTGCCCCGAACTGTGCTGGCATAGTTCTTAAAATTGAATTGTAATCATTTACCGTTACCGCTCTGTTTTGTGCCGCAAAGTTAAATGATACCATGTTTCTAACATCTTCAGTTGTTGGTGGGTTAGCCCCTCCAATTGCCGCAGTAACATTATTACACTGTAAACTATTGGTTACACTTACATTGGCACTTGCCGATGGTCCGTTAACCGCAAATGAAACAGTACCAATTTGAGTTATTGTGTTGATACCAACATTACTTGATAATCCACCACCTATTCTGTACTGAACAAATAAAGTTGTGTTTGGTGAAAGTGCAGCACCCATAGCGTAATTATTGGTGTAACGACTAAGATCAAAACCTTTACCGTCTCTTGCAAATTCTTTTAATTGTTCGTCAGCAGAAATATTACCACCACCAAATGTTAACTTACAGAAACCTTGAGGTGTATATTCAGAAATAAACTTATTAGATGTCGTTATATATAACCCAACTTTAATACCAGGTTGATCAGAAGTTTTAGTTGGGTCTTCAACAAAAACTCTATCCTGAACAAGAGCATCCACTTCAAACCATCTTTCAGGTCCTATAGTAATAAAGTCTTGTGGGTTTGGTATTGTGGAATACTGAGTACCAGATTTTAACAAAACACTAGTTATACCCAAAACATTTTTTTCAGGTAGAAACAATTCTAAATAAGGTTTACTATCGTTTGGTGTTATAACTCTTTTAAAGACCTTTGTAATTCCGTTTACGACAACTTCTCTTTTTGTAATTGTGTAGTTTACTAACTTACCACTAGAATCAAAATTTGGTACTTTAATTCTATTTGGAGCTCCTTCAGCATTTATTGGTGATGCGAAATCAATATCATAAACAGTTTCAAATGGTTGACCCGCACCGTTTACTTGTGAACCTCTTCTTAATACCCCACAGTATCTTAAATCTTCTCTATCCCCAAAAGCAGGAACAGTAATAGAAAAATCCACTAACGCAACTGAAGGTCTTTGACCTGGTACTTTTAAACCATATGTTCTTGCAATATTGTAAACAGAATTTTTTTGTTGTGCAAACTGTAGTACGGTTTCTTGAATACTTCTATCTATTTGATAGTTAAGGTTATCTGTTACCGCAGCATTCAAATCTAACATTACAGAGAAAATACCTGCATCGTTAAAGTTCTGAACTAAATCAGGGTAGTAAGTTCTTGTAAAATTAATTAGCTCAGTTCTTACTCCTTGAAAGTCCCTCACCGTATAGGAAATCTTCTTTTCTGCCATATATAATTAAATATTAAGTATTATAAAATCTTGAGACTCAAAGGCCGAGTCTGTGACTCTGTAATCAATTTTTATTCTGGCAGTGTGTTCTAATGTTGCAATATTAGTAACTTTAAATTCTCGTTCACCATTTTGATTAACAGTGAATCCTTTGTCTTCTAATCCCGTAGAAGCATCTTCAACCGTTATATTTGTAACTTGTAAATTTGGCATGTAGTTTCTTACAGTATCTCTAATTTCATTTTCTATATCAGAAAATGTTGGACCATCTAATGGTTCGAATATATATTCATACAATCTTGTACCAAAATCAGGTAAAAAATATCTACTACCTTTTCTAGTTAACAATAGGTGTACAAGATTTGCTCTGATTTCACCTTCCGTACTATTAGTAACATCAAGGTATCTTCCTGTAAAAGAATCTACAAAAGGGAACGCAATTCCATAAGTTATACCATTAGCCATATCACATATAAATATAACTTACACTTTTTTTAAGTAAAAAAAAATCACTGATTTCTCAGTGATTTAAAATTTATGATGAACATCCAAAACATTCAAAGTCAGAACTCTCAGGTCTTGGTGGTAAATTCAAGTGAGAATAATCAACTTTTGGTGGTTCAGGAGTTGCTTTTGGTTTTTGTTTTTTGGACATATCCAACGCTAAATGTTTCGCTCCTGTTGATATCGCTTTTGTTCTAACATAATAACAAAGAGTCTTTAATCCTTTTTCCCAAGAGTGGAAATGTGATGAAGTAATCTTTGATAATGTTGGGTTTGACATATAAATGTTCATTGATTGTGATTGATCAATGAATGGTGCTCTATCTGCCGCCATATCAATAAGTTCTCTTTGTGAGATCTCCCAAATAGTTTTATACTTAGGAATTAAATGTTCAATTCGTTTAACTTTCTTATTGTAATTTTTATCTTCAGGATCCAAATAGTTGTTAAAATTAATATTTTGAACTGATCCTTCGTTTATAATTATTTCATTTTTCAAGTCTTCGCACCAAATTCCAATTTTTTCAAAATCATTAATTAAGTATTTGTTTACTATCATGATTTCCCCACCAACAACTCTTCTATTAAAAATAGCCGAGTGAGCCGGTTCTGTCATTTCATATGAACCTGTAATCTTAGCTGAAGACGCAACTGGCATTTGAGCTGTAAATAATGAGTTACAAACACCGTAATCGGCTACACTCTTTTTAAGTTTACTCCAATCCCACATTCCTGAAAGTTGCGTTTCGTCTAATCCCCACATATCAAATTGGAATACTCCTTGCGACATTGGTGACCCTTTAAAGAACTTATATTGTTCGTACTTACCATTCATACACAATTGATTACTTTCGTAGATTGCTGCGTAATAGATTGTCTCAAAAATGTTTTTATTAAGTTTTTTAGCTTCTTCAGATGTGAAAATATAATCCATCAAATAGAATACATCTGCCAATCCCTGAGTCCCAATTGCAATTGCTCTTTGTTCTAAACCACCTTTCAAACCTTTTTGAGTTGAGTAGTTGTTAATGTCAACAACTTTATTCAATGATCTAACAACCTTTCTAACTTCCGTGAATAACAATTCAAAATCAAATTTACCACTTTGAATGAAGTTCTTTAATACCATTGAAGATAGTGTACAAATTGCTGTAGTTTCCTCATCAGTATATTGATAAATTTCATTACAAAGATTTGATTGTTTGATCACACCGATGTTTTGATGATTAGTTTTTCTGTTGGCACTATCTTTAGAACATAAGTAAGGAACACCAGTCTCAACTTGAGATTCTATCACTTTAGACCAAATGTCTTGAGCTTTTACTTTTTTACCCAACCCCATAGTTACCGCAGTATTATAAACCGCCTCGTATTCGTCACCATAACATTCTTGTAATGGTTTCAATCCCGCCTTTACAATGTCATTAGGACAGAACAAATACCAATCATCGTTATTTTTAACCGCGTTCATGAAGTTGTCTGGAATCCAAAGTGCGGTAAATAAATCACGAGCTCTCAATTCTTCAGCACCTGTATTCTTTTTGATATCTAATAGATCAAGAATATCTTTGTGCCAAGGTTCAAGGTAGATAGCAGCACTACCAGGTCTACGACCTTGTTGATTAAAGAATCTAAGTGACTCATTTACAATCTTCAAGTATTTCAAAAGACCACCAGCATATCCACCTGAAGTAGTGATACGACTTTCTTTACTACGAATATTAGACATAGATAAACCAATCCCCGCCGCGTCTGATGAGAAAGTTGAGATGTCATTCAATGTATCTAACAAACCTTTTCTTGAATCTGAATTATTGTAGTGAAGTACACAAGATGCTAACTGAGGAACTTTTGTTCCTGCATTAATCATGATTGGTGTTGCCTTAGAAATCAACTGATTTGACAATGATTTGTAATACTCAAATGCGTCTGCCATATTATCCGTAACCCATAGAGCAACTCTCATATACATGTGTTGTGGTCTTTCAACTACTTTACCGTTTGGTCTTTTTAGTAGATACATTTCCTGTAAAGATCTCCAAGCGAAGTAATCGAAGTTATAATCATTATCGTGATTAATTGCCGCATCAATAGTGTCCTCACCATATTCTTTAATTGTTTCAATTAATTTTTCATTAATAATACCATCACTATAAAGCAACATCATTGTTTGAGAAAAACTATCATTTGTTTCTTTATGGTATGATGAGATCGCAACACTCGACGCCAATCTAGAATAGTCGTGGTGACTACCTGTGTAAGAAGCCGCAATTTCGTAAACTAATTTATCAAGTTCCTTAGTTGTAACTTCACCCTCAGTTGGTACCGATGTAATCACTTTAATAAAAATCTCGTCCGAATTTACATTCAAACCTTTAGACGCTCGTTTAACTCTATTGTAGATTTTCTGAGGGTTAAACGATACACCCTCTCCTACTCGTTTATTTATTTTTAATGACATATTCTAAAATTAAAAGTCTTCTGTAAATGTTATTGTTTCGTTTAATTTCGCTTTTTGATATTCCATGGTTCTTGATTCAAAGAAGTTACCTTTTGTTTCAACAGCAATTTGCTCCATAAACTTAAATGGTTGTTCTACATTGAATTCTTTACTACAACCAAATTTAACTAACAATCCATCAACAACAAATTCAAGATATTGTTTCATAAGATTAGAATTCATACCAATAAGTGAAACTGGAAGTGATTCAGTGATAAATTCTTTTTCGATTTCTAATGCCGATAATAGAATCTGTTTAATTCTTTTTTCAGATGGTTTATCTTCCAAGTGATTGTTTAACAAGTGAATTGCAAAATCACAGTGTAGGTTTTCGTCTTTGAAGATAAGTGAATTTGCGTTACACAATCCTTGCATGATACCTCTTGATTTCATCCAAAAGATAGAACAAAATGAACCTGAAAAGAAAATACCTTCAACTGCCGCGAACGCAACTAATCTTTCCGCAAATGAAGCATTTTCAATCCAATCTAACGCCCACTTAGCCTTTTTCTGTACTGCGGGTAATCTATCAATTGCATTGAAACATTCGTCTTTTTCTTTTGCATTAGATATGTATGTGTCAATCAATAACGAATACATCAATGAGTGTATATTTTCCATCGCTAACTGAAACCCATAAAAGAACTTAGCCTCAGGGTACTGAACTTCACGGTAAAAGTTTTCCGCCAAGTTTTCATTGACAATTCCATCAGATGCTGCGAAGAATGATAAAACATTCTTAACAAAATATTGTTCATTTTCTGTAAGTTTCTCCCAATCTCTAATATCATTACTCAAATCCACCTCTTCTGCCGTCCAAAATGCCGCTTGGTGTTGTTTGTAAAATTCCCATATATCATTGTGTTCGATAGGGAATATGACGAACCGACCAGGATTTTCAACTAGTATTTTTTCCATTTTATTTAAAATTTATTTATTATTAATTTGTTTGTGTTTCCTTTTGTTTTCTTTTTTCAAGAAGTTCACGAACTCGTTGTCTTTGTCTTTCTTCTTTTTGTTCCTCAATACCTAAGAAAGTCATTGAGCTTTCAGTATCTATTTCAATCATTGCATTATCGAACTTACAGTTTTCAAATACAACACCGTCATCTCCGATACGAGACTTTGTAATTGCGATCGTAGCTAACTTTAATTCTTTCTGTTGTAAAGTTTTTGCCACAGATATAATAACATGTCCCACTTGTGCCTTTTTAATTGATCCGCCCATTTGATCTGTTGTCACAACTTCTGAAGATATTGAAGCTCTGTTACCTTGGGTTGCGGTCCAACCCACAAGATTCATTTCGTGACACATCGCCTCAAAAGCTCTCATTACGGATCCTTCACTCTTCCATTCATCACCTAAGTTTTTATCAGGTACAATACAATCGATATAATCTAAAACAATCATATCAATCTTGATCCCATCAGATACCATTTTTCTAATTTGATTTTTGATTTGCAACATCGTCATTGTATCTGACGGTAACTTTTTCATAATCAACTTGTTTGGCATTGACTCTTCGATTTCTCTAACTCTAGTCATTACCTCTTCTCTTTTTTCTGACAAATCGTCAGGATGAACCTTAGTCCACAGTGTGAAGTGTTTTCTTTGTATTACCTTTGGGTTGTCCTCAAAAAATATCTGTAGAACATTAAACCCAAGGTTAAATGCGTGATTCGCCATCTTGGTTAGGACAGTTGATTTACCAACTCCCGTAGGTGCTAAGATAACACCAATTTCTCCTTTTGCCAAACCTCCTTTTAATAATCTATCAATACCTGGTATTCCCATAGGAATTGGGTGTCTGTAATCGTCCTCAAGAACTTGTTCAAGGTTTGAAAATACATCCAGCATTGAGGTATCTTTAGCTCCAACTTGAAGTGCGGATTTAACCAGTTCCTCAAGGGTATCGTAATTTTCAAACTCACCC